AATAGGAAGCCGACTACGGCACCGACGGCCCCAGCCGCCCCCTTGATTATGATGTGATCCCCCATCCTCTTTATCTCCCGTCATATAAAATGAGCCCCCGGATCGCTCCGAGGGCAAAACAAAAGCCGCTCCCGGATCGGGGCGGCTTAATCAGTGATGCCGAGATCAGCTTTCACGTAGTCGATCAGATTCATCGGTACGTCATTCAGTGTACGACGGCCGGTCATGATCAGCGTCACGTATGTCGCTGCAAAAATCTTGAGTGTACGTTCATCCATCAGGTATTCACCCCCTTTCATAAAGGCCCATACCGCAAACAAAAAGAGGCGTTCGTGCAGCCAGCGCCGCATGATTACGCCTCTTCCTTTTCCGCTTCTTCTTTCAGTAGCCGATCGTACTCTTCCCGCAGATCCGGCGGCACATTCTCCTCTTTGCGGCGGCCAGCCTTGACTAAGTCGACGTATGCTTTCGCAAACAGTGTCTTATCCATCTTTACATTCCTCCCATCAGGGTCAGTTCATACAGCGTCGCGATCATTTCTTTGTTGTCGAGATCGGCAGCCTCCAATGTAGTGATTCGATTTTGCGCTTTTTCAAGTTGCGTTTCTTCTGGCTCGGGCAAGGCTCGATAGTCATAATATAATTCCGGCTCGTCGTCGCTACCCTCGGCCGGAAGTTTAACCATCAACACCGCCGAAAACCCTTCTTGCGTTTGTGGCTCTGGGATAGACTCAACGAAAATACCAGGGCCGTGCATTTCCTCTAAGCCTTCCCACGGGTTGTAATATTGCGCCACAACGACCGCCCTTTCACTTTCAATAAATCCATATACAAGGTAAATCATACGACACCACCTTTCTAGGCAAAGTAAGTCACACCGACACATTCAAGATACCCATTCACGCCGACTTCTGTTCTTGCGTAGAGCCCATAAATAAGTGAAAGATCGTAATTGGATAGATTGGTTGAATAGATTTGCGTTCCCGCTTGTACGTGAGCATATTTCGAACTAATATCTACCATAATCGAAATAAGTTGCTGCCGGACAGTTCCATTAGGAGGGATATACAAAAAAACCTCACTTGTGCCAATACGCAAAAAGAATTTCATTCTGTAATCGTAATATATCATGAACTTGCCTGCCGCCGTCCACGGGTCACCCACCATGGCAATGTGAGAATTTAGGCGCAAATTGAAAGCCGCTATCAGCCTGTCGGATGTCAGGTAATACCCAGGTATATTAAAACTACCTTTCCCGGATCTATTTTCTTTCGCTGTGCCTGTTCCTAAGTCCGGTACATTCTCAGATTGGAACGTATACCCTTCTAACACTTGCGCCGCCGTCGCGTTACCAAACGGGACGGCGCTACGTGCTAAAAAATAGTTGTTGACCTTGACAAACGTGTAGACCGTTCCCGGCTTCAAGGCTTGGTTTCCGAACTGCGTGGTTGTGTTCCTACGAAGCGCGTACGCTATACAACCGTTCACTTTCAGAAGTGGATCTCCGCCGCCGTTTGAAACGTTGGGTATGAACGAGACTACAAACCCGTCTGGAAGATCACCCCCTGGTGGCGCTCCAGGAATACTCACAAGATACGCTGCTCCGGTCGCGTTGGTCCCGTCCCCTGTGGATTGACTGCCCCAGTGTTCGTGCTTTGTGTAATCGACCGCATGTGCGTAAAGATCAACGTCATTATTCCAATAAGGATCGACACTACCGCGAACCAAAGTCAAAAGGGACCAAATCTTGTTTGTCGCCGGGGCGTTAAGTGCAGAACCTATTCGAATGAATACCGAACCTACTCCGGCCGGGGTCGTAAAGGTGATTTTTTTTCTGTGGAATCCTTGATTCGCGTCATTAACTAAACTGACAAGTAGAGCGTTGTTCGAACCATAAACCTCAAAAATCATAGTCCCAGCCGCGCTAGTAGCCGCTGTAAAGTTGACCGCTGCTGTGTATTGCAAGCCTGGGTTTACTGGAATTAAGTCGGAATCAAGATATTTCCCTGCTGCACCTGTGGATTCAGTCATAGAAAAGTACGCCGGAACCTGCCCGCTTGAGTCGCGGAAAGCATTCCATACAGCCGCCGCGCCTGTATTTCTCCACCCCGTCAGTCCGAGAATCCCCGTACTGTTAGGGATCATGTTAGACGGACGCGCGGCGTCCATCTTGAGCGCAAGATCAGCCTCAGTCGCGACTCTCGTAAAATCTTGCCAAAACGTATTCGAATCACGTTTCGATCGGTACCAGAACCGCGAGGATTTATCCGTCTGCGTTGCGCCTGTATACATCTCGAAATAGAGTTGAAATCCGCCGCTGCCGGCGCGCATCGTGACCACGTACCCATTCGAGGTAGGCCAGGCTCCTGTGGACGAAGAAACCTTGAAGAACGAGAAGCCGTCCGGATACGCTCGGCCTTGCGCGTCCGGAGCCGCGTTGACCAATACGGAAGCGGCCAGCCAGTTGTCAGCTAGACGGACATTGTTCTGCTTCAATCCTAGCGCTTCGTTCATCGACTCCACCGTTCGACGAAGCGCATCTGCTGTCGGAGCTGAAGTCTTACTCGTGCTGGTATTGCTGTCGATCAGCGGGATCGCGATCTTATTGATCTGCTCCTGAACCCAAGCCGTGCTCGCTCCGTTTTCTTGTGCGTCCTGCAGGAAAGCCGAAACGCCTGTCATGAACCAGTTCAGCCAGCCGGCCGGAACCAAGTCGTCAGCCTCAAACCCCGCATCCTTTTTCGAATCCGGCGGCTCGATGCCGGGAGCGTTCCATTCCGGCGGAATTTTATCCGTCAATGCCATGTGTGTTCCTCCTTAATTGATAGGCAGCGTATAGTCATCGCCCGGCACGTACACTTCGCCGAGTCGGCCGCCGCGGGTCATTTCATCGTCAGCCAAGCCGTTCGTTCCCTTCACGACCTCCGCATACTTTGGAGACAAGCGGAACGTGCCGGCGAGCTCAATCTGCGCAACGCGGACGCCGGCGGCGACGGTCTGCTGGATGATCTGAGCAAACTGAAAAGGCGACATACCGACTTCGTTCAGGCGACGGATGGGGACCTTGATCAGCGAGAGCGCCGCCGGCTCCGGATCGTCCGGGTCGGCCCATTTCGGCCGGATCCGGATATCGCGATAATCACAATCAAGAGCCAGCGCCAAAACGCGAATGATCGTATTGATATCCGAGGTCGAGAGGTTCCGGGCAACTTTACTTTTAAGCAGCACCCGATACACCTCGTCCGTAGCCGCGCCGCGTGGCTGCACAACATTCTGGCCAATCCGGTCCAGCGTCTCCCCATTTGCGTCGTCAATGCTGCGCCGTCTGTCGATCTCCTGCAACGTGTCATTGACTTTAGACATCATGCTGTGGACAATGCCGATCAGCTTGCCAAGATTGCTGTTTGGATCCTTGTTATAGGCGTCTGTGAAACGCTGTAGCATATCCTTTTTGCTAAACATGGCTGGTCACCTCGATAAGTTTCTCCGACGTTTGGGCGACTTGATACGGCGCGACAGACACGTTGGCTACCACAAGTGATCCAATTGGTCCGACTTGGATCGCCACATCCTCAACACCGGCGATTGCATATACGGCGCTGATCAGCCGCGTGTATATGACGTCTGCTCCCATAGTCAGACCGTTATAGTAGCCGCCACCATACTCGCCGCCGACGTAGCGAACCAACGCTGCCCGGATCTGTTCGTCTCCGTCTGCCGGGTAACTGCTGTTACGGGTAACATTGACACTAATCGAAACCTGCAACTGCTCAGCGCGTGAAAAAAAGACGGGCTGCAGATCCCCCGAAAGGTCCGTGACCGTCTTCTCAATATCTCCGTGGTACTCAACACCGGCGGGAGCGCGCGAAAAAATCGCCGCCGCAATCTCTTGCTCATCACCGCCGAGGATATAGACCTGGTACGATTTTGGCGGTCTGCCTTCAGTGTCTGGCAGATTCGTCCGGTTATTGATTACCGTCGCGGCACGCACGCCGGGAACATCCAGGACGGCGCCCAGAACCGAATCGCTGGTACCGCCTCCTCCTTTGGCCACTGAACGGCCCATCTTCGATCGGAATTCCGGATCGGTTTCTTTTTCTCGACCTCCGTTTGTCTCAATAGGGTTTGAAATGGTTGTAATATTCGCATCAGTATTCAACAGCTCCGTGATCGCTCCGGCCGCTACGTTTCCGGTGAGCCCAGGATCCTGGGCTATGATCGGCACGATGGCCAGGCCGTTTCCGTCCAGCAGCGCATCTTCCGCGGTATAGAACAGGACGCCGGATTCCGTTCGCGCGATCGTACCCGCTGGGATCTCATAAGCTGGCGTGCCAACGACTTCCAGCTCCCCGCGCGCGTGTTGCGCCTCATTGAGTGTCGAGCCGGTCAGTGCACCAAGGCGGTACAAGCTAACGCCGGTCGCGGTGTCGCGAAAACCGCTGTTATAGATCCCTTCCGCATCCTGCCAAAGCAGATTGAGAAAAAAGCAGAAGATTCGGATGATGATCCCTAGCGGCGACAGCGGCGACGTATTGATCTTGTCTCCCCAAGCGGCGCGCGCTTGATTTTCTGCGTCCGCGACCAACTCGCTGTACTTCGGCCGCTTAAACCCTCGTTCATCCAGCATCGAGATCCACCTCTCTTTCGATCGAATCTCCATCGATTGTGGTCGCACGGAATGATACTCTCAGTATCCGACGTGATCGGTCGAAATCAACGGTCACATCATCCAAGCTGCGGAAACGCCCTGTCTGTTCGAGTCCGTCTGCAAGTGCGGCACGAATCGCATCCTTATTCGGGACCTTCGTCCGGAAGACAGCGTGATCGGTACCAGCTTCCGGGTCCAAGAACCATTCTCGCTTATTGGACTGCAAATACACTTTCGCCAGCTGCGCGTCCTCTTCCAGCCCTTCGACCAGCTGCAGGACGTCTGCCGTGATGACCAAGTCACCGGTGCCGTCCAGTTTCAGATTCATCATGCGATCACCCCCAAGATGATCGCATCCGTCAAACTATGCCGCCGGCGCGCATCCGGATACGCAACGGCGCCGCTCAGGCTGGCATCCATCGCTCGCTCTATAATCCCGATCAGCACGACGTCGCCCCGCTTATAGAGCGGGATCTCTTCCCGTTCGGTCCCGTCGGGATTGCGGTACCGATGCTTCAGGTGCGGCGTCATTGCGATCGGCGCGAAGGGTGTCGGATCCTGCCCGGCCAGCTTCTGCATGATGAGCGGCTGGACTACCGCTTCCCGGGTCGTCTCGTCATAAGACATGACCTTAGCCAGCGTCATCGTATGCAGCTGCCGCAGCTCGCTTTCCAACCAATCCTTGATCGCTTTATCAATCGTGCCCATTAGTATATCGCCTCCACTTCCGTCAAAAATTCAGACTCGTTCGCAACGTGCCGCCCCTTGCGCACATGCAGGCGGGCTTTTGCATTTTTGCCGCGTAGATCAATGGCTGTATTAGGCTCGATGCGATAATCTAATGCCTTTTTAAAATCGTAGCCGCGCTGATCATCGTCCGTAAAATAATCCGGAGATCCGATCAAACCTGTCTCCCCGCTGACGATCACGGTCTCCGTGGCCTGATCTTCGGCCGGACGTACGTATAATTTGCTCTTGAGAATATAAGCTTGAGCGCCGCAGTCCGCGGCCACCTGGCGGATCACGCTCAGAGCAGAACCATCGGCCGTCATGCCGCGGGCGTACATGACGATTTTGGGCAGCCGCAGGATAGCCACGCTCAGTCCGGTTCGTTTGGCCACATCCCGGATAATGGTATCGGCCTTCGTATTTTTTCCATAGGCCACGCTCTTCAACGTTTTGTTCTGCGGGTTTTCGGAGTCGTGGACATAAAAGGTTGTTTCTTTGTCCACATCAACCCACTTCGTGTCGTGGTCGTAAATGTAGCCTTCCAGGACCGTGCCGATATCGCCCGTATACCCAGCGCTCAAGATTACTTTCTCAAATTTTGCAATGGCTTGAATCGTGCTATCGCTCAGGTTATAGATGATGATTTTCGATTCGTTCGGCTCCCCATCAGTGTCGAAAGGAATATCGAAATGAATCTCAAGATCTTCGCTCTTCAGCGTCTTTCCGCCGACGACCAATTCGATTATCCGACCGAATCGTTCATTCATACAGCGCCGCCTCGCTTTCCTCTTCACCATAAGCGAGGAAGACGGTGACGCCGAGATTCTCCCAGGCCACCGCTGTTTCCCGTCCGGACTCGTCGATCGGCGTAATCAACGGCAGCGGGAAGCGTTCATCCTCAATGCTGGCAAACACCGGGTTTCCGTATACCAGTTTGGCCCCGTACACCAGAACTTCTCCGCTCCGGATCAGATCCAAGCTGAAGAAGTCGTGGACTTCGTTATAATTGACTTCGATGGTAAAAAGCTCGTTGCCCAGAGAGATCTCAAACTGATAGGGGATATTTTCTTTTTCGATTGGGATATAATCCATTCGCTTCGCTCCTTATCCGATCGTCAGCACGTCGCCTTCCTTCAACCTCTGGTATTTCACGATTTGAGGGTTGGCTGCGCGCAGCGTCTTGACCGGAATGCTATACGCAGCAGCGATGCTTTCCCAGGTCTGTCCTTGTCGGACCGTGTGTTTTTTGATTGTTGCTCCGCCACCGGCAAACGTACCGCTTCCGCCAGAACCTTTTTTGGCGGAAGCGGACTTGCCTCCTGCAGCACCGGCTGCTGCCGATCCTGTCTTCGTATTCTGCACCTGCTTCCGCCCGGCCGTTGTCGTCGGTTTGACCGCGGTTGTCAGCTTTGCCGAAATACCAGGCGCAAACAACTGCTTGATCTTCCGGATCTGTCTCAGGCTCATCGTAAAATTCATACCGTTCGCAACCTTATGGTTGTGCGTCGAGTCGAACGCGGTCACGACCGCATTGCCGAATGCATTTCGACCGACATACTTGACCGTCTCACCGCTTTCCATCATTGCCCGGATCTTCGACCGTTTCTCCGAGGCATCTTCTCCCAGCAACTTCCCTGAGATCGACAGGATGGGAAGCTCTCGCTTCACATGATCCGCGATCGGCTCTCCTTCCTCGACAGGATACTCGGTGACGGTTACCGAAAATTTCGGGCTTTCTTCTTCCACGAAGATCTCGATTCCATTTATTGTTGCCAAATAATCACCCCTCCACGATCGGACCGTTTACTCGGCTGAAGGTACGCCATTGGTTTTCGATCGCCTGCTGGACCTGATCACCGATACTCCGGCCTCCTGTTCCGCTGCCGTCGCCATTGACATAGACGTTGACGACCGGCGCGAAAGTAGTCGCCGTCGAGCTGCTGGAACGCGAATAGGTCGGAGCCAACGTCTCCGATCCGGACGATGCGTAGCTTTGTTGCATCGGATCCGTTGCAGTCGCTGCCAATCGTGTAGCCATGTCACTCACGTCCGGGAGGCTGTTACGCAAGCCGAGTGCAAAGCCTTCGCCCGTAAATCCACCGTATTCAAAGAACACGCGGGACGGCGAATGAATGCCAAGCAGGCCTGTAAAAGTATCCTTGATGTTGCTGCCGATTTCGGTTACTTTCGCCGCGACCGCTCCGGCCATTGACGCGATGCCATCGATCAGACCCTGAATGATATTTTTGCCAATGCTCATTAAATCGATACCGGATAAAAATCCTTTAATCTTTGTCCATACGCCAGTAATATCAGACCATAGCGTCGACATAAAACCTTTGATTGCAGCAAGACCCGCACTAAACTGGCCTTTTGTAAACGACCAAAGTGCAGAAATGAAGGTCTTCAGGCCAGCTACTGCTGAAGAAAAAATAGCTTTGACGGCAGCCCAACCACCTGTCACGATCGTCCTGATCAATCCAAATCCTGCTCGAATCGGTCCCAGAATCCGACTCATAAACATCAGGTTGACTAGATTCCAGACCAGCTGCAATGCACCAGAAAGGATTCCTTTGACAGCCGCCCAAAGCGCTGACCAGTTACCCGTGAACAACGCACCGAACGCTTTGACTATGTTCAAAATGATTGTAACCGCGCCTTGAATAACGCCTTTAATTGCAGCCCACGCGCCTTGAATAAGAAAAACAACTCCCTGCCAAAGCAGCGTCAAAGCCGGCTTGAGGAAGTTGAACACCTGGACGATGAAGTTCACGATATTCTGAACAGCTTGCATAATCATCGGACCATTGACTGCCCAGAACTGCTGTACCTGGGCGATAATCCCGTTGATAAAATTCTTGATTGCCAACACGGCCGCATTGACCATATCTCGGAAAGGCGTGATGTACTTATAGCCCAAGATGAGCGCTGCACCAATACCGATTACTGCCGCGGCGACGCCAACGGCTGGCCCGATCACAGCAGCAAGACCGATTGCGAACGGTCCAATGACTGCCCATGTTGCAGCAAACGCTGCCGACATCCCGCCGAGCAGTCCGATACCGACCGCGATCGGAGCAAGCAGCAGCGTAAACGTAAGAATCAGATACAAAAATAGACCACCGATTTTGGTGATCCACGGACTGATCTCATTTAGTTTGTTGATGAACTGACCGATTGCAGTAACCCCGCGCACCGCATATGAAGCGATTTGCCCAAAGAACTCGACAAAGGGTTTTGCAGCTTTACTCCAGGTTTCTTTTAAATCGTCCACCGCTACACCCAGCGGCTTCAAGCTTTTCGTAAGATCGCTGATTTTGCTCTGCGTCTCCGTCTTCATTTTACCGAGTTCGGTGTTCGCCTGTTGTCGAGCCAGTGCATTTTTCTCTCGCCAGGTTGCCACGTACTTATCCAACTCAGTATCCGTCATCTTCGTCAGCGCCGCAATTTCGCCAGAGGCAGCGGGACCCATTTTCTGAAGCTCCGTTATGAAGTCATCTCCAATGCCCTTGGAAGCCAATGTGCGCATATTCCGAGTCCAGTTGGTCAAAATATCTACTTGGTGTTGGAGATTCGTCTGCAGTGTCTTCGGGGATACAAGGTTGCTCATCGCTTCATCGAACATACCGGCAAAGCCACGAATCTCATTGTACCGATCGTTGAGCGCTTCCGTATAAGCGGAAGTAAGCTCGGCTTGCTGCTTCTTCACTTCTTCCGGATCCGGACCCATAGCCGCTTTAGACAAGACTACTGTTACACCGATCCAAGCAAGACCAACACCGGTCACGAGCGCCTGCATACGCATCAAACCGGCATTGATCAATCGCATTCGAGCTAAGATATCTCGCATACTGGCGCCGACCCCAAGCTGGCGTATGGCCAGAGCTGCCGTGGTACCTTGCCTTGCCATACGCTCAAGAATATCTGTAAACTCCAAAGCGCCGGCAGACAGAGAATAAAACGGATCCAGATTCGAAAGGTTCTCCGAAATCTTTTCCGATTGCGTGGCCATCTCTTGCAGCATCTGATGCGATCGAAAAAAACTATCTCGCTGAAGCTCCAAAAAGACAGCCTGCGCATTCGCGTCATTTGAAGTTACAATACCAAGCTTTCGCATGACGTCCATATACTCGCGACCGCCACGGGCAGCGCCCATAATCGCTCGTTGAAACTCCCGAGTTCTTTGCGATAACGCTCGCATGCCTGCCTCGTAACTGCCGAAGTCGCCAGCATCCCGCAGCTCCTCCATCTTTTTCCGCGTGTTGTCGAGCTCTTGGCGGAACTCCGCGACCCGGGCCGTTGTCTCCTGTGGCGAGAGAGCGCGCGAAGCTGTCTTATCGAAGCCAAGCACAGCCAACTGCGCTTCCCGCGCCGATTCTGAAATTTCCTGGATATAACGTGCTGCCTGCTTTCCGCTTGATGTCGCGCTGGTCATTTTGTCGAATCCGACTCGAGTGCGCAGCACGGTCTGCTGCATATCCTCCAGGGACCGCGTCCCGTTTCGAGCCAAGCTTCGCATCTCAAGATCGAGATCGTGGAAGCTACGAGCTGCAGGCCGAAGATGCTCCGGCATGCTACCCATTGCCCGATCAAAGCTTCGATCAAACTGCCGGGCCTGCCGAGTCACCGAGTCCAGTTGCCGGTTGATGTCCCGGATCTGCCGGATTGGAGAATTATCGATCTCCAGCTGCAGGTCGATCAGCAGGTCGCGCAAGCTTTCAGTCGCCATTCAATCAACCTCCCCGGCCGACTCGGCGGCCCTTCCCGGCATTTTTCGCATCGTTATTCTGTTGAGTGATCACGATGTCCAGTGCGGCGTTCGCTTCCATAATCTCATCCGGATCGAGTGAAGCCGCATCGAGCGAAAATCCACCGTCTGAAAAAACAAGCCGCCAGAATGACCAATTCTTGCGAGCTTGTTCGTCGTAATACGCTTTATTCTTCTGCGGATTTCTTCCCTCTAAGAAACGTGATCGCTTCGGCCATCACCTCGTCGAATCCTTCGTTCTGATCCCAATACTCCCAGCTTGTTTTGGGCTCTACGATGACGTGCTTCATCAGCTCACCGTAGTAATTCTCGGACAGGAATTTTCCGTCTTTGCTCTGCGCAGCGTCTTCCATACGGACTTTCGCCCGGTGGCCAGGATGCTGAAGAACGTATTTCACACCCTCCACTTCTACTGTTTTCTGCTTGGTTTTCGTCAATTCTGGCATATGATATGCCCTCCCTTTGTATTGGATGGTATAAAAAAAGCCGGTGAATACCCGGCCTATTCTTGCTTATAATCGAAGACTTTAATTTCAAATTCCCGGCTTTCGATTTCGTTAGAAAATGTGGATGCAGCCGGCTTGAGGATACGAGCCATTGTACCGCTTGCGCTTTCCGCCGGATCGCCGGAGTGCTTAGCGTAAACGGGGAAGTACGTCCGCGAATTGGCCAGAGCATTCAGATAAGCCACATCCGGAGACGTCTGCATGAATGTCGCCGTGATCGTGCCCGTTTCGCTGTTATTTTCCGAAACGCCTACATCTCCCTGCGCACCGTTGCTCACTTCGAAATTGTCATCGTCTTTTTCCCATTCGACAAACGATCCATCCGCCATGCCGGTCATGTACCGACCATTCACCACTAGGACGACGTCTTTGGAGTTATAGCCTTTTACCATGGATATGATCCCCCTTTCTTATAATTCGATTTCGCAATCGATCCACGCTTGGTGAATCGCGCCTTCAAGCTTGAAGCGGAATTTACCGCGCCGGTAGATCCGCTTCCCGCGATCCAACGGGGATTGATCCGCAATCGATGCGAAATCCGTCGAATACTGCGGCTTGCCATCGTCAATCGCGATCATCCCGTTGGCAAGCGCCTCCTGGAGCACTTCGACGACGGCGGCTTCCAGCATGACCACTCCGACAGCCGAATAAGGCACTTTGTCGTTTCGCGTCATCACGCGCTGTACGTTCGTCTGGGTCTTCTGTGCAATCCAGTCCTTCGCGATCATGACGTCGATGTACTCGCCGGATACAACCCGTCCCTCAGACGTCACTTTATCGCCGCTCATCGTTACGAACGTGTTGGCTCCGCCGTTATGAATGGCCAGTAGTTCCGTTGACGTCATCTCAATCGGCGTTACATCAACCAGCTGCTGATTCTTCCACGTCACGGATCCCACCGGCTTGGGTCCGGTCAGACCTACCCAAGCCGCGTCGGCATATTCGTCCGGTGTCTTTGTATATTGCAGAAAAGTATGATCGTATTCCTCCGCCTTCAACGCTGCATAATCAGCCGCAGCGGTAACTCGCGCACTAAACTTTTTCTGGCCGCGTGCTTCGATCACGTCCGCCAGTGCCTTCAAATCAGCTACTGCGGTCGACGTAGTCAGCAAGAAATACCAGTCACGATCATAAAGCGTGCCCAGCAAAGCCGGGAGATCGGCAGCATTGGCAGCGGCAGCGATCGAAACGATCGGCGATCGGCTCGTTTGCTGCTTGAACAGCTTCTCTGCCGATCGATACACGGCGGAATCGGTTGTATAATCGGCTTCCACCTGCTCTTTTGTTTCGTAATCTTTAATAGCCTTGGCCTCAGTTTCCGTGGTTAAAATAAGCGGCTTGCCGAAGACAGCTACGGCCATCGGTTTGACCAGGCTGACGGTTACATGCACATCTGTCAGTGGCATGATTTCACTCCTTCTTCTCGCTCAGCGCATCGGCTGTGCGGATCTGTTCGACCAGTTCGCTTTTCTGCATCTTCTTCGCGTCATTGATTTTCAGGTCTTGGGCAGCCGGCTGCAGCTCCTTGATTGTG